TCCAGAGCTAGCCGAAACTAAGTCAGCAAGAATGCCAGCCTTTTTCGAGCATAGCAATGTCAATCTCCCCCAATATTCTTGAGCCAATACTTGGACCTACTCTTGAATCAATCCTCGTAGAACTTGAGGAAATCCATCCACCACTTAACCCTAACCCAGATGAATCAATGGAAAAAATTATGTATCGCTCTGGACAGCGTTCAGTTGTGGAGTGGATAAAGAATAGAATTAGTGAGGAAAGCTGATGTCAAAATTAGCTCCTGACTTTTGGGAAGGTACTGATTACCTTGGCGAAGGAAAATTTGATAACTCCAAGGTTTATTCTAATGATATACCAGCAACACCACCACCACCACCACCACCACCATCAAACCCATCGGCAGCGTTCAATGATGAAAATCGTAGTTATGTAACGAGTTTATATAATGAATTTCTTGGTAGAGATGGCTCTAACGATGCCGCAGGTGTTGATTATTGGACTAAACACTTAACAGATGATGGTTGGTCTAGAGATAAAGTTAGACGATCGATAGGATCTAGTGATGAAGCTAATCAAAATTGGCTTACTAGTGCATACAGATCTAATTTAGGAAGAGCTGCTGACTTTGATTCATCATGGGGAGCAAGCCATTGGGAGGATCAATTAAAAAGAGATATCTCAGGAGGCATGAGTATTAATCAGGCACGTTCTAATGTTCTGCGTGATATCAAAGGTAGTGATGAGTATAAGTTTAGAGGAAATGTAGACCAGTTAGTTGGTAGAGCAAGAAACCAACAAATTGGTGATGTCAGTGCTTTAGATAAGTTCTTGGGATCAGATAGAAATACATTTGGTTTAACTGCTGACTCATCTGGTGAAGCTTGGAGAGATGCGTTCGTTGGTAGAGATGAATCAGGTGTAGAAGCTAGTGATTCCTGGTATCAATCAGGTGTTAGTAACAAACAAGATCTTGAGAATCTACTACTAAGAGGTTGGTATACAGAAACTGGTGGTGATGGTGGTGATGATGTTGTTAAGTTGCCTGACGGAGATACATATGACCCAGGTGGAGACCCACCAGTAAGAGATGGAGACGGTGTAGATATTGACGATATAACTGAAGGTATCGGAGGTATGTTCGATGAGGACGATGAAACTGATCCTGGAGATGAAGGTGAATTTTTTGAAGGTAAATCTAACGACAGTGTTATTGCTGAAGCTTTAACTAGTCTTCAAGATATGCTTGCAGGTGCGTTTGATTCTATACCTACAATTGATACATCATCGATAACAGATGCAATTACTAGAGTAGAAGGAGATCTAACAGAACTAACTGAAGAGTTTTCTGGATTAGATACCTTTGATTCAGAGGCAACTACCGCCGCTATTGAAGAAGCTTTAGGTGCAACAGGTTTTGAGTCCTCCATAGCAGATTTACAAACTAAGTATGCAGGTTTAGACAACTTAGGAGATAATTTAGCCAATGCTTTTGGTACACAACTTGATGATACTAATGCAACTCTTGCAAGCATTCAGAGTACGATAGACTCTAACCAGAGTACAGCTAATGCAGATTTAAACAATCTTCAAACTGAATTTGATAATGCTAAATTAGACTTCCTTGATCAATTAGATGCAGCAACTGCTAGTAGTGATGCTCAGATAAATAACTTAACAAATTTGTTCGGAGCAACAGCAGCCGCTGGAGCTACTCAGATATCTGACTTGAAAGATATGTTGAATGCACAGACAGAAAGTGCAGCATCAGATAGAGAAGCATTTCAAAACCAATTAGTAGCTCAACAACAACAAGCAGCTTCTAATCAACAAGCAATGCTGGCTAGTAGAAATCAGATGATTAGCAACCTTAACTCCCAGTGGGGTCAAAGGATGCAGCAATCACAAGCTGCAATGAACAGTAGACTGCAAGCTGCACAACAACAGTATGAAACCCAATTAAATAATTTATCTCAGAATATGAACTATCGTATTCTCGGTGATAATGCTGAGGGAGTTCAGCTTAGAAGATCTGAAGCATTCAAAAAAGGTAATACTTCTAGAGGTACTAATCAACTTTCTAGAGCTATGCGTATTAATACATTAAACATTTAATAAGATGACAGCCAAAGAAAGATATGATGCATTATCTAGTGATCGAGCACAGTTTTTAAATACAGCTGAACAAGCAACAGACCTTACCTTGCCTTACTTAGTTAGAGGTGAGGAGTATACAAGTAGAGGTGCAAGTAACTTAAAAACACCTTGGCAAAGTGTTGGAGCTAAAGGTGTTGTTACCCTTGCAAGTAAATTAATGCTTGCTCTACTACCTCCACAAACTAGTTTCTTTAAGTTACAGCTAGATGATTCGCAATTACAAGGAGGTCAATTCCCTCCAGAAATAAGATCAGAGTTAGACTTATCCTTTGCAAAAATTGAAAGGACAATATTGGAATCGATAGCAGCTTCAAGTGATCGTGTTGTAGTACACCAAGCTTTAAAACACTTAGTTGTAGCTGGTAACGTATTGATCTTCATGGGGAAACAGGGATTAAAAATGTTTCCTTTAAATCGATACGTCATTGAGCGTGATGGTAATGGTAACGTTATCGAGATCGTCACTAAAGAACGTATCAATCATTCTTTACTAGAAGATGAAGTACCACCTGAGATCCTTAACTATAAAGAAGAGCAAGATGTAGTTGATGATGATGAATCAGATATAGGTCGTCAAGAATGTGACATCTATACTCACATCACTCGTGATGGCAATAAGTTTGTATGGCATCAAGAGGTTTACGACTTTATTATTCCTTCATCACAAGGTAAGTCACCATTCAACACAACACCATGGCTACCTCTAAGATTCAATACAGTTGATGGTGAGGCATACGGTAGAGGCAGAGTAGAAGAGTTTATGGGAGATCTCAAATCTCTTGAAGCTCTGATGCAAGCATTAGTTGAAGGCTCAGCCAGTGCAGCAAAAGTTGTTTTTACAGTCAGCCCAAGTAGTACCACGAAACCACAGACATTAGCCAATGCTGGTAACGGTGCAATCATTCAAGGAAGACCAGATGATATAGGAGTTGTACAAGTTGGTAAAACAGCTGACTTTAGAACAGCATTCGAATTATCCAGTCAACTAGAGAGACGTATCTCAGAAGGTATGTTGATCATGAATGTTAGAGATAGTGAAAGGACTACAGCGGAAGAAGTAAGAATGACCCAGATGGAATTAGATCAACAGCTGGGTGGTTTGTACTCATTACTCACGATTGAGTTC